ACTATAAGCTAGACGTCTATCAGCAGAAACTACTCTACGAATGGGAAACTTACCGTAGATGGCAGGGAGTTACTACTCCCCTCTATCCCTCATCCTGGCAACTGCTGGATGTGAAGATTAGAGACTACTATGAAGCTGTAGAGAAAGTATATGAAGAAGCCAGGATGGTTGGTACTTATGAGGACGGTGAGCTGGTAAGGCCTAGTATCATAGAAGCTAACCGACAGTGGGTGGAGGGAGAGATAGGTCCTGACCAATGGAAAGCGCTAAGGTCAGATATCCAAGGAGGCTTAGCTGAAGCAGTTAGGATACTAGGCGAGTCTCCCGCTTACAAGGATGTACCCAAGACATTTGAAGAGCGAGCTACAATGCTAGAGGAGCGAGGCATACCTACTCCCACTCAGACTCCAGACCAGGAGCTACTATACTACTACTATGAGCTTAAACCTGAATATAAGTATAACTGGGAATCTCAGAGAATGGAGAGAGACTTTGATACCTACTATGCTTATATTGATATACTGCTAGAGTCTCTCGATGGCCCTCATAGAGAACGACTATTGGAGAGAATACAATCTGACTGGACTCCGCTGGAGAAGCTCTACTGGCAGATTAGCCGTGACTTCATGCGACCATATAGGAACCTGAGAGACATAGTACTTCAGCAATACAGTCCTGAAGAGATACAGCAGATACGCCGGTTTGAGGTAGCACCTGCTGCTGAGCGAGAAGCATTACAGGAGATAATAGGTCCTGAGGGAGATAAGCTTATATCTGGCTATCAGAGAACACTGAGAGAAGCTCGACAGCGGCTAAGAATCCTAGACCCTGACATGGATGCTTGGCTTAACTTCTTTGGCATTACTACTAAGCTAATCTCTACAGAAGCAGAAGAGACTTATGAAGAGTTGAGGAAAAAGTATCTGGTAAAGTCCATGATAAAATAATAAAACTAGCATTTAATTATCCTTGCATAATACCACCATGTATGGTAGACTATTAGTGGGAGGACTATAAACAATGGGAACTGAGAATCAGGCAACTGATGACCCTAAAGTAGAACCAGTTGTGACTTCACCCGCTACTACTGACCCTCCAACTACTCCACCTTCTGAGCCTGCACCTATAGCACCAACCGCTAAGGTAGAGGTCAAGGATGGTAGAGTTATAGTTGATGGTAAGAAGTATGTAGCAGAGTCTGACTTGATTGCTGCAAAGGGTAGTTTAGAGGGCAAGCTGTCCACTCAGCAGACTGCACACGAGACAGCCATTGACGCTGCCAAATTAGCAGAATCTGCTGCTCAACAGACTATCGCTTCTCTAACCGCTAAAGCCAAGGAAACCGAAGGTGCCCCTAAGACGGGTGCAGTAACCGATGAGGAAGCTGCGAAGGTCAAGCAAGAACTAGAGGCTAGCAAGGCTAGCATAGTGACTTTAACAGCTGAGGCTGGTAAGGCACTGGAGTTGAAGCGGGCTAATCTTGTACTACAATACGGGATAGTCCCTGATACTATCAAAGAGAAGAATATGACTGAGCTTGACTCTTTTGAAGAAGCACTGAAGGCTGTATCTACAGCCAAAGGTGGTGTAGGAAACTATGCCTTAGGTGGAGGTAGTGGAGATGCTGCTCCCCAGACCGATATAGAGAGAGCAGCTAAAGTAATAGAAGCTACTCCTATCAGAGGCGTTCGAGAACCTGCACCACAAACTTAGAAATAAACTGAAGGAGAATTATTTTGGCAGATTCAGGTGGACACTGGAATAATCTAGCAGCTGCACAGAAGCTAACGCAGTCAATGAAGATTCCTGGAGTCTTTGAAGAAGATATCAAGCGCAATAATCCTCTGGACAGACTACAGGTAGGTCAGGCAGGGCATAGCGGACTTAAGATTGAATGGCTGAGAGAGAAGCCATCAGCAGTATCTGCTATTGAAGCGGCAGTAGCTGAGATAACTATTGGTACTCAGCTGTCCTGGACTGAGGACGTTGACTATGACGAGAAGGAAGCTTCCCTTCGCACTACCTATATCCAGAGGAAACTAGACCACTTCCTTCCAGGCATCTATGGTACTTATAATAATTATGAGGCCAGGGTGTTACTGGAATCTGAGAAAGGTCTGAAGAGGAAACTGGGAGCAAGGATAATCTATGGAGATAACACTTACACTAGCGCTCTTCAGATGGACGGTATTCATGCACTAGCCGCAGAGAATGGTAACCCTTGGGCTACTACTAACTCAACTACTCTAGGCTATGACCCGAAGAACATAGATATGCTGGACGCTGCCTTTAGCCTTATGGCTCTCAGAACTCAGGTAGATGCTATGCTACATGGCGTAGATGAAATCTGGGCTCCCTATGAGATTATCCGTAGGCTAGATGCTTCCTATCAGGAGCGTGGTTTTGCTGGCTCTCAGTACGACCACAGTTTAGCCTTTGTAAGCATGGGCTTCAACGAACTCGGCAAGAGAGTCCTCTTCTGGGATGGTATTCCTGTAATCCGAACTGACTACCTTGTTGCCGAGGACGATAACACTGGGACTGGTGCTAGCTCAGATGCTCGAGGACTCTATGCTAGTGGTGACAGAGCCTACTCCATCTTCTGCATCAAGCATGGTAACGTAATGAATCAGGAGCCTGGACTATCCTATGCCTATGGCGGACCTACCCAAGCACAGGGAGACCTCTACAAGCTAGTTAGATTCCCTGAGCTGGAAGACTACGATGCTGGTGGCATGAGGCTAGTCAACTACAGCACCCTGCTCCTAGGCTCCAGCCTAACCCTTGGCAGAATATTCGATATTCTTGACTCACCTATTGTAGTGTAGGTAAGGCTTTGAACGGTGTGCCTAAATAGTAAACACCAAAATAGAAAAGGAGAAGGAAATTGAATACTAGTAAAATAAACCATGACATAAGGTCAAATCAGGGTAGAACAATCTATATGCCTGAGTACTGTGAAGGGGAGGAAGACTTTGGTAATCTGGCGATACCTAATCCCAATGTGCTAGATTCTGCCCAAAAGTACCCTCATGGAACTGCCTTCCGAGCAGGTGAGAGAACCTGGTTCTATTCACAGTATAAGGGTACTATCAATCCTAATGGTTCTAAGGTACTCACGCAAGAGGCTGCTGGCTACTATATGTATGGTAAGGGTCTGGCTGGTTATGCTTATCAGCAGGACTATGCAGCTTCAAACATCTATGGTGTAGAAGGAGAGGATAAACTCTACATCATAACTGCGCAGGTATCAGGTGGTGGTGTTGATGAGAGAGCCAACAATGTCTATGCTGGTGGCATCTGGACTGTATACGACACAACTCATACATACAATAAGGCTATGGGTGGTAGAGTGATTGAGCAGGCGTACTCTGCTACTACGCTGGTCGTAGGTGGTCATTCTATAACTACACCATCTATTCTAACACTTGACCAGGACCTTGTTGCCAATGTAACCTGGGGAACTGCCACAGGCACAGTCATGCCAAACAAGTGGAAGCTGGCAGTTTACGGAGGTTCACAGGCTAATGGTAGGTATATGCCTATACTTGGAGCTTCTAATGTAGGTAACATCTCAACCTACAACCAATGGTTGTGGCTACAGACTCACGGAGAAATCATGATAGTCCATGTATCCAGCGACCTCTTCGGAGATGTGGAGGGCTATGTTAAGGCTGTCTGGAACTCTGATGGTTCTATAGACCCTGCGAAATATGGTACGGCTTATACGAGGCAAACCGCTGGTTTCGTAGCGTCAAACTCAATGTCCGAGACTAACACAGCTACCTCCGAGAGTTACCCGATAGTCTATCTGACCATGATACCGTAAGGAGGAATCTTATGGGAAAGAAAAGCTACGATGGCTTCACAATGATTGGACTTCAGGAAGAGCTATCAGAAAAGAAGATTGCCTGGTCTCTCAAGGATAACCGAGAAGACCTGCTGAAGAAGCTGGAGCCAAAGGCAAAGAAGTAGATTCAGGAAGGGAGGGAGGCTAACAACTTCCCTCCCTCAGGAGACAAGATGCCACTATACGACTACAAATGTAAATGCGGAGAGATATTCGAAGCTGTGAATAGCATAGCTGATAGACATACTGCTACCTGTATATGTGGCAGAATGGCTAAGAAGAAGATGTCTCCCTGGGGCAGAGTAATCTTTGCTGCCTACGATACAGTTGTAAACTCTAATGGTATAGCAGTATCAAGGAAACAATCAACTGAGGAAATCCCAATGTTGCCTGAAAAGGTACATGGAGGAAGATTCTAATGCCTAATCCTAAAATGGCTGCACTTAATAAAGAATCATCTGATAAACAGATACAGGAAGCTATCTCCGCTGAGATACAAACTTGCATGGGAGAACCTGGCGCTGAACAGAAAGCCTGTGCTGGTAAAGCCTTCGACATGGCAAGACAAGCTACAGGTAAAGCTCTTGACTTTGGTCGTTAACTAACAATAGAATAATACTAACTCATAGAGGAGGATTTGAGGACTATGA